TCGCTGCCGCTGCTGTCGTCAATTATTTCAAGTGCAATGACGCCTTTAAGGTTGGAAGGGTCAATTGGTCCGTGTGTGCCGAAAGTTATCGGCGTGCCTTTTGTAAATTTTGCCATAGTTTTGCTTTTATTTAATTGTTAAAAGTCGCCCAATGCTGCAGCCATTGAAAAAGAAATGCGCTCTGTCAAAATGCTTCCGTCAGTTTCGCGCTCAATGCCAGAAATTTCGTTGATGCCAAAAATGTGCAAATCCGTTGATGTTTGATTTATGGCCATTAAGTCGGCGTAAATAATCGCCTCTTCGATGGCGTCCACAATTTCGTCATGTGTCGCCATTGCGCCAGGTTGCGCTTCGTCTCCCACTTCGCTGGAAACGCTAATCTCAACGCTCAAATCCATGTTCCCAGTGCGCGGCGGGTTTTCTGTGCCGCCCGTAAATGCGACAACGACACAAGGCATTTCCTTCACTTGGTCGCTGGTGCCTGGGTAAACAGGGACGCTAACGAGCGTTTCAAGGTAGTCTTTAATTGTTTCTTCGGCTTGGCTTCGGTAGCTCATCCTATTTTCAAGGAACTGGTGGTTCCAGTTCGGTCAATGGTTTTAATCTCTTTGGGGATTTTCCTGCGCAAGTATTTTAGCATGTCGCGCGTTTCCGCATTCATTGCTGCCCGTAGCGCGTTTCTTGCGCCCCTAACGTTGCTGCTTACGGAAGAACCATGTTCTCCGCTTGCTGTTGGCTTCAAAGGTGAAATGCGTTTTTCTGGGCGGCCTTCACCTTTTGGCCTTCCGATTACAGGGGCGCGAGACCTGACACGGCGCCGAGGATAAACGAACGGACCAATGTCATGAGCTACCCCTAACCATGCCGCCGCCATAAATGCGCGTCCAGCCACCCTGTGTTCAATTGCGCGGTCAACGGCTTTTTGCATCGGTTGCCCCCAAAGCCCTTTCTTGCCCTGCTTGCCTCTGTGGTAATTCGTCAAAATGGCGGCCAATGGGACGCGTTTCTTTTTTCCACCGCTTTTTGCGGGTTGAACATTTGCGCCTTTTAGCATCTCGCGCCTGATTTTCTGAGCGCTCACTTTTGGCGTTTTGCTGGCAGCTTTGAGCGCAATATTAAAAGCTCGCTTGTTTACTTCGTTGCCAAAATTTCGCCCGCTGTGTTTGATGTATGCATCAAGCACCTTGTTGATTCTCGCAGTGTTGACTTCCAGCTTAATCATTGCTTTTTCATCAACCCAAATTCAAAAGCGCTTCCAAGCGTAACGATGTTTTCGATTTTGTATCGCTTGCCATTGTTTGCTATTGTGGCGCCAACTATTGGCTGCACTGATGCGTTTACCCATTGAAGGCGCGAGCTGGTCAGCGTAACGTCATAGCCTTCAAGTAAACCACCGTCTTCGAGTTGGCGCGTCTCAGTGTTTCCGCTCCACATGCCGCGAAAAATGTTTCCTTGATAATCGAAAGTAACGCCTTGGATTTTCTCCAATGCCACTTGCTGCTCGAACGCTTGGCGCGTATGGGCGGCACCTTTTTCGATTGTGTAGCTGCTTTGGAATTGGGTGTGCGGCACTGGGTTTTTGTGGGAAACGCTATGGAAACAATCGGTGCGCGTTGTGCCGGTTCCGTCTGGGACGTTTAGCGTTATTGTGTATGCGTCTTCCCACTCCCCGCTTTCGTTGGTCCGCTGCACTGTGTAAGCGCTCGCGCCGTATTGCGCCGCGTCAGCAGTCACTCGGAAAATGGTTTCACCAGCCGCAAACGTGTAACCCTCGCTCACTGTTGTGAACGTGGTCGGCGTTTGGTGGTCTGCTTGTTCGTAAAGCCACCCACTGCGCAGATTTATGATGCGGTTGTTTGCCATTGGGGAAATGGCGGCGCCCAGGATAACCAAAAACCTGAGCGCCGCCCGTTTGTATTACCCTTTTTTGCTGGAAGTCTTTTTGGGCTTTTCCGAAATGGCAATGTCGGCGCGTTTCCAATAAGGCGGCTTACGATAAACGGCGGCGCTGACATATTTGCCGCTGGGATTTTCGCGCTCGTTGGTGAACGCTTGCTTGCATGTTTCAGCGTCTCCAATCGCGATGATGTGAGGCGCTCCGCTGGCGTCAATGCCGACGCAAAATGAAGGTTTGATAATCATGTCTTTTAAATGTCGGTGATTCTAATGAGTGAATTTGATAGCCCTTTCGAAACTCCGTAGAGTATGCCGCAGGTGATGTAATACTTACCCTCGCGAGGGCTGAAAAATTTTCTAAATTGTATGGGCAAACCTGTGCGCGGCTCTATCACGTCCAGTATTTCAGCGCCGCCATAAGTTGGTCGCGCAATCTGGCGCGCTGCTATGCACAAAGCGCTTGGGTGCGCGTAAAATCCCTGCAAATTGTTTGCAGTTGGGATGCCCTGATATTCGGAAATTCCAAAACCGTGAACGGTCGAAATGACGTTTTCCTGAATCGGAAGCGGATTGCCAAAGGCGCTTGCCACCCCGATGGCCCCGTCTTTTGAAAGGCTTGAAGTGTATTGCGGGTTAAGCATACAGCTCCGCAAGCCGCGCGGCACTTTGTTTGTCGTCATTGTTGCCGCCGCATCGGCTAGGTCGTCGGAATCAAAATTGGCGGCGGTGCGAACTTGTTTGGTTGGAAAATTTGTTGGCGTAACAAGCGCAAGCAAATCGTCGGCCACTGCTTTGGCTGTAGCGTCAATGGCTGGACGCGTAAAAACGCGTTCAAGTATGGTGGCGCTTTTTGCTTTGGAAATTTCAAATTCCGTGAACGCCATTGAAAAGCCTTTGAAATTTGAAAGCGCAATTTCGATTTCGGTGCTTGTCACATCGCTGGCGGTATAGCCATTGGACAAATCGAGCACTGAAACACTGGCAGGAACGCGGGTAATTGTGCGGTCACCGCGCTCTCGGATGCTGTCGCTGAAATTGCGTGCAAACAGCGAGAACAGCCAAAAATTATCACCCAACAAATCAAGCGTTTGCTCGCTGACTTGCTCAAGTGTAACTCCTGCCAGTGTGTTGCTCATATTAATTAAGCGGATTTGATGCGCTTGAGTGCGGCACCATTACCAACGGCGACACCATAAAGCACGCCCATTGTCAGGTAGTGCTTGCCTGCCACGTTGTCATAAAATGTGCGCAACTGAATAGGCAACCCAGTGGAAGGGTCAACGATGTCTTGAACGTTTACGCTACCATCTGCAGGCGCAGCAGGTGTGCGTGCGGCCAACAACAGAGCGGAAGGATGCAGCGCGATGGCTGCCAGGTTTTCGCTATTGGTTGGGATGCCGGTGTATTCGTAGAGGCTAAACCCGTGAACACGTTGGGCGGCGTTTTCCTGCACAGCCGATGCGGCGCCATAGCTGGAAGCATCTTGCACGATGGCATCCTTCTGAACGCTCGCGTAGTAGCTAGGCGGCAGAATGAGAGCGCGCTCGCTTTTGGGCACTTTGGCAGTGGTCAAGTCTGCGGCCAGGTCGGCCACTTCGTCAGCGTCAAAATTGGCAGCGGTGATGACTTCGTTTGCGGTGTAGTTGGCGTTGAGAACCAATGCCAGCAAATCATCCATCACAGCGTCAAGCGTGACTTCCAAAGCGGGCGCCAGGAAGACAGAAGACAACCAATCAAAGTTTCCGCTCTTGGAAACTTCCATGTCGGTGAATGCCATCGAATAGCCTTTGAATTTGTTCAAGGTGATGGTCTTTGCTGTGCTGGTGACATCGCTGGCAGTGTAGCCACTTGAGAGGTCAGATGCGGTCATGCTGGAAGGTACGCGCGTTGTAACGCTTTCTCCCTGCCCTGAAATCTCATCCGAAAAATCACGCGCAAATGCCCGCAAAGGATGAAATTGTGTTGATAAGTAGTCGAGACTTTGCTCGGCTACTGCGGCCAAATTAATGCCGTTGAGTGTGTTAGCCATATATTTTTAGTGTTTGTTTTTGATGTTTTTTAGATAAAAAGCGCGGCGTTCGTCTTTGCCATCAATGGCGTTGTATTGCTGCCATAATGCATCAAGGCTAAGTGCCGGCGCTTCTTCTTCGGTGGCTTCCTCAACTGGAGCATCAACGCCAACACTTGCCGCGATTTCGACGGCTTTCTCATCAGCGCTCTTTTGCTGCTCTTCAAGAAGCAAATTTGTTTCTTCCAAAACCTTGATTTTGCTTTCAAGGCTTTCGATGTCTTGTGCGTGTTGTGCGCCAAGTTTTGCTACTTCCTCCGCATGAGAAGCGCTTGCTTCTTCAATGCGGGTTTGAAGTGTTTGGTTAGCGGCGGTTGCTTCCTCCAGCTTTCCAGCTAGGTTGGACAACTCCACGTTTGCTTTTACTAAATCAAGGATTGTTTTCATGTGTTTATAAATTTGCCATTAGGCCAATGACTTCGTTCAAATCGTTCACTACACCGTCAGCAAGCCCAGCTTCAACCGCTTCCATTCCTTCGTAAGTTTGGCCGGTCATACTGGATTGCGGCACGGTGCGTTTGTTGTTTATCTCTGCCTTAAAGCGCTCATGCCATTTGTTGACGTTTGCTTGCAGTCTCTCCCGCGCTTCCTCGCTCAATGGTTTAAAGTCGGCGTAGTCCAGTTTGTTTTCGCCTGCGCTGACTGCGTTGACTTTCAGCCCCATTTGGCGCAAGTGTTCAGTTTGGTCTAAAAGCGCAACGTAGACTCCAACGCTCCCCACTTCGGCGCTCTCGCTAAGAAGCACACTGTCCGCTTGGCTGGCTATCCAATATGCGGCGCTGGCGGCTGTGCCTTCGGTGTATGCCACCAATGGCTTGCTGACGTTGCGCAGTTTTGCAGCCAGCTCTGGCAGTCCAGTAATGGTTCCGCCTGGGGAGTCAATATGCAGCAGGATAGAGTTGATGTTTGGGTTTGCGTCCGCATCTGCTACCTGCTCGGCGATGTCGTCGTAGTCGGTCATGCCAAACATGCGCTCGTAGTCGGTTAGCATTTTACCAACGGCGCCGTGAATGTGGATAATAGCAACTCCGCTTTCCTCTTCTGGCCGCGGCAAATCGTAACCGTTGCCGGTATATTCATGCTCGTCTAACTGCGTTGCTAGCGCTCGGTGGTAGTCGGGCAAAATGGCCCAAACGTCATTATTTAATTTATGCGTCAGTTTCGCTGTCATTATCAAAAACTGGGTTTGGCGTGCGCTGGCTTAACAAATGCAACGCGGTGTCCATTTTAATCTCGTAGGTTTCAGACAAGCGCTTTGCCCGCTCAAGCAAGTCGCTTGCTTCGCGCTCCACTTGGTTGCGTATGTCTTGCCAGTCATGGCCGCGTTCGCCAGTGTCTTCGCGCATTGTGCGCAAGCCCATCTTAATGGCGTCCTGGTTGGCTTTTGATTCGCGGCCAAGGTCAACGGTGATTTTCTTGGGTGCTTGCCAATTGACGCGCCACCAATCGGAAGACGCTGGCAAGTCGCCACGCTTGATGCCTCGCGCAATAACCCAGCCCCAAACGCGATTGCAAAACCGGCTGGTGATGAGAGCTTGGCGCTCTTCAAATCTTCGTGCGGCTTTTTCGAGGATAAACCTTGAAGCGGTTCCCTGTTTTGATGGTTCCACGATGAATTCGTATGGAACGCCAAGCCCTAAAGCCACATCACGCAAAAGGTATTCCAAAAACCCAGCAAAGGCGGTGCTTGGTTTGTTGCTCGCGAAACTCTCGATTGATTCGCCAATTTTGAGACGCGGCACCATGCCTGGCTGGAATGTGTCCCATGCCACGGTGCCCGTGTCGGCGGCACTATAACCGTCCTCGATTAAACTGCTGCCATCGTCTGCAATGCCGCCCTGCGTGGTAATGGCCATGCCGATGGCGCTATTCATTTTGACGCCAACTTTTTCAAATTCCAAGATGTCGGTTGCATCGCGGATGTGGTCGATTGCGTGCGTTAGCGCCGAAACGCCGCGCAATTGGGCAACGCGGTCGGGGTCGTAAACGAGGATAAAATTGTTTGCTGAGATGCTGCGAAACTCATCACCGCTCTTGACGTTGTAGGCTGTAGGTTTTCCGCTTGGGCTAACCATCACCCCGTCATGGCCTGCCTCATTGTATTTCAATGATTCGCTGGCTATGTTATGAGATTCGATGAGCTGCAATTGCGGAAACGCGTCCTGCCTGCCAATCATTAAAAATCCTATGTCACCGTCCACGTCCATGCGGATAGATGCCATGCGCTGCATTTGGGCAAATGTAAATTGCCCCGCAACATCGCACACCTTGCTCCATTCAGCGAAATAGTCTTCGTATGCTTTCGCCTCTGCGCTTTGGCTTTGTGGTGTTAAGCCTGTGCCTAGTGCGTATCGCGCAACGTCATTCACCGCGCCCCTGACCATTCCATGGTTTGCATACAGCCACCGCGAGAACGCCATCAATCGGCGGCGCGTGCCTCGGTTAAGCGTTTGGTTGATGTCGGCGGCAATGTATGGCAGCGAAGTTCGGAATCGGTTTGATTCAGTGCCTCGGTAATGGCTGTTAATGGTTGCGCGTTTTCGCGGTTGTGGCGCCGCAACAATTGGTCTGCCGTTGTGGTCTACAATTTCGCTCATCGGGCAAACCTTGCAAAAGTCATTCGTGTTGGTTTCGTGGCTCCGTTTGCAAGCCCCTTAGCAATCAACACTGTGGTTAATTGTGCGGCCAGTTCGTCGGTTGGCATAACAAGCTGCATACTGCCGCTTTGTGAAGCATTGGAAAAAGAGACGGTGACACTGCCCGCCAAAATAGCATCTGCTACCCTTTCCTTGAGAGTTAAAAGGTAGCCGTCGCTTTGCAAATTAAGGAATGCGGTGATGTCGCTTGCCATCTATAGATATGGGCAAAATGTGTAAAAGCAACATGCACAAATAAAAAGGCGGCAACGATTAATCGCTGCCGCCCTTGCTTTTGTGGTTGATGTTTTTCCTATTCAGCAGTGCTAAATAGTTTCAGTGGACCAGTGGACCAAGTTCCCGAGTTGCTGAGAAATTAGGATGCAATCTTTCCATCCAAATGAAATCCAATAACAAGACCTGAAAAGTTCTAGAACTCACAAACAGAGTCCACTGGTCCACTGAACTCGTGCCTTGTGGTTGATGTTTTTCTTATTCCGCAGTGCTAAATAGTTTTGCAATACTCGCCGCTACAACTTGCATCAGTTCGCAGTCCCAGCCGTGATTTGCGCGGAAGGAAACCCAGCGCAAAGTTGTTCGTCCGTGCTTGTCCAAAACCTCTTTCTTCCGCTCTGAGTCAATTTGTTTGGCGTATTCGTCAGCCATTTCGCCCAAGTCGCAAACCTCCCAAGGATGTGATTTGCCGCTTTTAAGTAGTTGTAGAACGTCCTTGGTTGTTGGATTGCTCCAGCGAAACACCGGCGGCGCCGTGCGCCCTGTGGCGCTGACGCGTGTCGGCTTTGAAAACATGCGGCGCACGGTGTGCCCGTTTATGCTGTGCGCGTAGTCGGTAGTGTCTTCGCCTCTCATCCCCATC